ATTGTATTGAACTTGGGTGTTTGAACCGCCAGCACCACCGATTACAGAAGAGGCTAATACCCATGTCGGAGCAGAACCATTGGACTGCAAAATATAGCCATTAGTACCAATTGCTAATTTAGATAATGCAGTGCCTGTACTGTAATACGGTAAATCACCAGCAGTAAATGAAGTTAATCCAGTACCGCCATAAGAAGTAGTAAGCGCATTAGTTAAATTTAATGTATTTGCAGTTAATGTAGTGCCATTAAACGTAAGATTAGCAGAATCTTGCAATAGCCCTGCTGTACCAGCGTAGGTAACACGACCAGAAGTCAGACCTGAATCTGTTATGGATGTAGAAGTAACTACACCACTAATTGGACCAGCAAAGCCTGTTGAGGTTAAAGTTGTTCCATTAAATGTAAGGTTAGCAGAGCCAGCTAAAGCGCCAGAACTGTTGTACTGCACTTGAGTATTAGAGCCACCAGCACCTCCAATAATACTCGAGGCATTTACCCACTGTGGAGCTGTGGCCCCGCTGTTAACCGTTAGTACTTGTCCCGCCGTGCCAATTGCTAAGGCAGCATGTGCACTTGTTCCTTGACCATACCCTATTGACCCCGTAGCTAAAGTTGTTTGCCCAGTACCACCGTTTGATACCACCAAGGTGCCCGCAACAGTTACCGCACCCGTAGTTGTTGTACTTGGTGTTAATCCTGTTGTACCAAAACTAATTGAGGACACGTTGATATTACCAGCTTTAGAGGCTAGAACTTGAACTGTGCCGGCGTTGTCTTTGTAGTACAACTTACCGTCAGCAATGTTAATGCCAAGCTCACCACTGGTAAGGTTTGCTGCTAACGGGACATTAGTAGCTGTTGCGCTATAATAAATTGAAATTGGTGTGTAGCCGCTTTGTGCCATTTAAAATGTTCCTCCGGATATACCGACGTATTTTGTTGCAGTGATAGTAGTACCTGTTATGGTATTTGCTGTTGTACCACCGATTGCTGGTGGGCTAGATAAATCTAATGTGCCGCCAAGTGTTAAGCTACCACTTGATGTTACGGTGCCTGTTAAAGTAATGCCGCTAACTGTACCAGTACCAGATACGCTTGTCACCGTGCCCTGTGGGTTTGATGCTGTTGTAATCGTAGTTACACGGCCATAAGTATCCACCGTTACAACTGGGATTAGTGTGCTTGAGCCCGTTGTGCCTGCGGTAACGATACCGCTAGTTAAGTTAACTGTTGGTATAGCAGATGTACCTGCCACCGTTAAGGTAGACGATGTGATTGACGTTACAGTACCCTGTGGGTTCGATGCCGTAGTAACGCTGGTAACCTGACCCTGCGCATTTGTAGTAATAACAGGAATTAATGTAGCAGATCCGTATGTCCCCGCCGTCCCCGTGTTGGTAATACTAAACTGTGTGCCTGTTAGGCTTAGTCCTGTACCAGCTGTATATGTGCCCGCGCCAGAGAACTGGACCCAAGTAACTGCTGTAACGCCTAATGTGCCGCCCGGGTCGCTAGTACAGACCCAGCCTGTATCGCCATTAATTGTTCCTTCTTCGACAAACACATAGGCGGAGACTAACTGATTCCAGGTATTGGCGTCTGTGGTGCGAGCCCAAGCAGCTGGATTAGATAAATAGATGCCGTTGTTTGCAGGTAGTGTTTGGTTCTTAACCAGCACACGACTAAGTGACGTTGTAAACCCATCAATCGTCTGCTCACCAGAAAGTGTAATGTTTGCCGTTGTGGCAACTAGTGCCGGTGCCTTGGTGCTTAACCCCTGCGCTATATTATCAACGTACTGCTTGGTTGCTAGTTGTAGTGCGCTTGTTGGGTCTTGTGTTACGGCGACGCTTGTTAGTCCACCAAGTGTAAGGCTTGTTGCACCCAACGCGATGCTTGTTGTTCCAACGGTTAATGTGCTGTTTGTTAACGAGCTGTTACCAATGTTGCTTAGTGTGTTGCTCGCGCCGCTAATTGTCTTGTTGGTTAATGCCTGTGAGCCTGTTAGGGTAGCCACGGTGCTATCAATAGCAATAGTAACCGCCGCCGAACCATTGAAGCTGGTACCAGATAAACCCGTACCAATTGTCAACGCATTTGTTGTGTTGGCTGTTACTGTGGTGCTTCCTCCTAAACTAACCAAGTTACCATTTACTGTGATACTTGAGTTAGTTAACTGGGTGTTTCCAATGCCACTAAGTGTACCACCGAGTGTCAGGCTACCAGTGCTTGTCACTGTGCCCGTGAGTGTGATGCCATTTACTGTGCCTGTACCTGCGACAGATGTCACAGTGCCCTGAGGATTTGCGGCTGTTGTTACCGCTGTTACTCTGCCATACGTATCCACAGTGACGACAGGTATTAATGTTGCGGAGCCCGTGGTTCCTGCTGTAACAATACCAGACGAAAGGTTAATTGTTGGTATAGTGCCTGTTCCAGCGATTGTTAAAGTGCTGGAGGTAATACTGGTTACATAGGTACCCGCTGGCTGTTTGTTGTTAAACGTATTCCAGTCGGTGGATGTTAAATATCCGCTCACCGACGTTGTCGCCGCGGCCATACTAATCGCTGGTGTATTGCCCCCACTACTAACTACGGGGGCCGTGCCTGTGACGCTGGTCACCGTTCCGCCACTTGATGGCGCTGTATTAGTTACTGTAAAGTTAGGGTAAGTACCCGTAACACTAATGCCTGTGCCGTTGGTAAATGCTACTGTCTGGTCCGGGGCCGTATTGGTAATGGTCAACGTACCGCTAGAAGTGATTGGACTTCCCGATACGCTAATTCCTGTCCCCGCAGTGGCGGCCACAGAGGTCACTGTCCCTACACTAATCGAGCCTCCAAGGCTCGTAGCCGTACCGTTGATAGTGATCGCTGAGTTAGCTAACTGTGCGTTTGTGACGGTGCCACTTAAATCCGTTGTTGGTACCGTTGAACTGGCCGTCATGGCCGACGTGCCATTGCCTTTTACGTAGCCCGTCAGAGTTACCACACCAGTACCACCATTAGAAGCATTTAACGTACCACCGAGCACCACAGCGCCAGAGGTTGGTGTGTTTGGTGTAAAGCCCGTCGTGCCGCCACTAAATGTTCCGGTTGCACCAGGGGCACCCGCTGGTATTCCAAAGTTAAACGTTGCTGCAGAACTACTACCTGAATTTGTTACCGTTGGGGTTGCGCCGTAAGGTAATGTTGTTGCTGTGCCCGCCGCAATAGTCGCTGCAGTGCCTGTGGCGCCTGTGGGTCCAACTGGGCCCTGAGGTCCGACTACATTACCACAGTCAACAGTGCCACCAGTGGTGAGTGTCAGTATTAAATGACCTGAGCCATTGATTGTTGCTGAGATATATCCTGGTATTGGGCCAGTCTTTGATGTAGTACCATCACTGTAATAAAACACCAAATAGTTCTGTGCGTCTAGTACGACGTTGGTGATCAACTTGCCGGGGGATACCGCGTTGGCAATCAGGCTAACCTGTACCTGCTTGGTGACGCCCCTCTGAACCACGACCGTCTGCTCATCCCCTGTTAGGGAGATAGCGACGGGTAGTTGTGTGATACTTTGGTCCGCCATTACGCTATTGATCTTTCAAAAGTATAGCCTTTGTGTGTTTTTCTTTTTCCAGAAACGCATCTGTAAACGTGACTGTTATCAAAACCAAAAGCCTCTAGTTCTTTATTTCCGACAAACAATTTTTGTTCCCCGGTTTTTATATTTTTTGCAATAATATTGCCTTTAAAATGTGGATTATTGCTCCCCCATTTTGTTGCTCTAATTTTGTCCTTGGCAGCTTTAGACATTTTATATCCAACTAACCCTTCTCCGCCGGAGGTAATATTGGTAAGATTATTGAACTTTTTAAAATGGGCTATTAACAAAATTTCTTCTGCAAGCGCTTTTTCATTGGTTAAATTATCTGCCAGTATTACAATATTGTAACCGTGCTTATTTACAACATTTTTCCAATATTTGTTTCTTAATCTAGTTTCTTTAGATCTTCTTTTTAACCCTTTTCCAATATAAAATATTGTTCCATCGGGCTTTGTATGGGCATAAACACAAAATTTATTTATCATGTCGTGTAGGTAAACGCCCCGTACGCTGTGCTGTTACCGAACGGAGAAAATACCTCGACGTTGACGATACCAGTGACGGCATAGGCTGGCGTTACTGCGGTGATAGTGGTGGAGTCAACCAGACTAAATGTTGCTACTGTGCCACCAAAGCGGACAGTCGCGACATCGGTAAAGTTACTACCATAGATTGTTACATGTGTGCCGCCGGACTTAGTCCCGGTCGCTGGTGATACTGATCCAACCTTTGGTGCCAGGGTCATTGGTGACGGCACCACGTTGCTCATGGTGTTTAAATCACCCTGAGTATTTGCAGATGGTACGCCCTCAATAAATAAAGCGTTTTGGTTAGTGAACCCGTTCTCGGTCATAATCTGATTACCACCGATTGGGCCTGTAGCAACGGATACATCAGGACGTGGAAAGCGTAGTGCAATGTTTTCAGTCTGACGGGCTGGTAGGCGCCATGGATCAAAGTTATCTAAATCTTCCTTGCATACCCGCATCCCAGGGAAGTTGGGATCGGGCATCAGGTCTACATAGGCGAACTTTCTGCTGCACCGATCACACAGTGCAACAGAAAGTACCGAGTTTCCTCTTGTATCCAAATATACAGGAGGCATTATAGTTCTCCGTTTTTATAGCGTTTTTTAAACGTTCTAATATGTATGCCAAAATGCTCAGCTGCTAATTTTTGTGAAATAAATTCTATTCCGTTTACAAAAACTTTTTTGCCAGGTTTTAGTTTACCAAATTTACTTAAAGCTATTTTATTTTTAGTGTCTTCAGAATGTTGCCAACCATACCCCCTTGTTGCAATTCCTTTTTTAGTTGCTGCTGTTTTGGCTGCAACAATTGGGTTTCGCATTGGGTTTTCATTGCCAAATTTAACATTTGGCATACCACCACCGGGGGCAATGTTCCAACCAATTTCTTTTGTGTTTCTTAGTTTTGATTCTATTTCTAAACAATATTCTTTATTGCCTATTAAAATAATATCTTTCACTAAATTATTCCAACCGTATTTTTTAACAGCATTTGTTAAAATTGGGTTTATGTGTGTGTTTTGATTAGTTTGTGATTTGTGTTTAGAAAATCTTTTTTCAGTATTATTGGATACACCGATATAACCTTGAGTAAACAAGTTATTATGATCTTTATGGTGTATCCAGTATACTTGATACATCTAGTGCCTTAAGCCGACTGGCTATCGTTCTTGATTAACTTACCAGCTACAATAATACCTACTGCAACAGAACCTGTGCTAGTTGATAGCTGCCATTGAATGTCAGTTTTTTCAGCGTAAGCAAATGGATCCGTTGGTCTAGTAATTGTATAAATAGCAACAAATGGTTGTTGTAGTGCTACAATTTTAACACCGTTAGTGTTGTTAATTGTTTGTACTTTGTAAGTTAAAATTGTTGCGCTAGTGTAGCTGTTTGATGAATTAACTTCAACTTGATCTAAGTAAAAAGTATAACCCGCTGGAACAGTGTACACGGTGCTTTGTGATTTACCAATACCGATATTAATCTGTGCAACAGTATTGCTAGATTGTTTAGCGGTGATAGTGCCGACGTTAGTATTTTGGCTTGTGCCTGCGGATGTTAGTACCATGCTATTAATACGTAAATAGCTATTAACAGTTGTTACACCAGTGGTACCATTTAGGGCAATAACTTCAGATATAGGTGCAAAGTTTGCATCTAAACCAGAGATTAAAACCTTTGCAAGCGTGTCATCAGAGGCTGAGGTACTCACTACAGTCATTTGACCTGCAACTGTCGGGTATACATAAGCAGCAGCATTTTCCCAAACAGCAATAGGTGTAGTTGTTACAGCAGCTTGATAACCAAAAATACTTAGGATTTGGTGGCCCATGATTTGATTGCGTGAAACTTGCAAGTCAAACGGCTCGTAAGCGCCTTGGACGGTTACGGAATGGGGTGGGGATGTATACGGATTGTAGGCGTTAGCCATAGGTTTCTCCTAAAAGTTAAAGGAGGCGGGTTGCCCCGCCGTCAATATTAGCTGTTAGAAAGACCAGAACCATAGGCAGCAATAGAACCATCATAGTTACGTGCTGTGTAGTCAACAGAGATTGTACCGCCCAAAGAGCCGCTTGACAATGTTGTTACAGAAGCCGCAGAGAAAGTCAATGTAGCGTCCAGTGTACCAATGTTTTCGATGATAGCCGCAGTTGCTGCAGTAGCTGTGAACGCACCAGCGATACGGCCACCAGCTGCTGTTGGGGTTACTGTACCAATAGCGGTAGTGGTAACAGCGCCAGTTGTTGGGTTAGTTTGGCTGATAGATACAGTGATAACGCCGCCTACGAGGCCACCAGCTGCTACGTCTTGATACAGTGTAAAACCTTCAATAATAGCGCCAGCTGGCAATACGAATGGGGTTACAGTTGTAGAACCGAGGTCGGCTGTTGTTAAGGTAGTAGCTGTACCGGTTGTAGTGGTGATTGGGTTTGTGATGTAAGACTGTTGGCTAATACGGGCTGCGCCAGTGTTGTCTGGAAAAATAGTACCATCGTTTGTAGGGTTGTTACGCTTAAAAACGCGTAGGGGGGATGTAAATGTGCTTGACATTTGGGTGTTTCCTTATCTTAGTGGGTATCCCAAGCTGTCTCTAAGTCGTCTCACCGGGAAGTGTCGGCGGTCAGAATGGGATTAATCTTCCTATACATATTAATGCAAAATAAAGGGATATTCCGCCCTAAACTACGAACTTATTCGATTTTTTGGAGTTGTCTGAGCCAGGGATGACTCTGAGATTGGAAAAGACATGAAGACCTGATACTTTTTTACCCTGCAGTGGGATAATGTGGTCTACGTGGTATGGCTCGCCAGATGCTTGAGATAGCATATTGGCTAGTTGATACTTGGCTATAATAAGATGTGCGTGGGGGCCCCAAGTTGGAACTCTTTGCAATAACGCTGCCTGGCGTTTACGTGTACGAGCTAAATGCATTTCTGGGTGCTTTTTGTTGTGAGCATTTGCTCTAGCAATTGATGCTGATTTTATATGAGGTTGAGAACCCCATTTTATTTTATCTAATCGTTTGCATTCAACACAGGTTCTATTACTTAATAATTTTTCAGTAATATGGCCATGTTTACATGGCTTACCAGTAAAATACCGGGTTAGCTTTTGTTCAATGGCTTGTTGTCTGGAAACTATTTTCATACATATATTAATGCAAAAAACCCAGCTTTTTGGGCCGGGTTTTTTGCTTTTTTACAACTTTATTTTAAAGCTGATTACAGACCTGCTGTACCGAAGATGTTACGTGCATCGTGCCATCCAGTCGCGTAACGCTCGGTTGCTTTGTAACGCATGGAGTCAGTTTCAAAGTCTCCTTCCATAGATTTCTCTAGGTTACGGCGATTAACAAGCATGAGACCATTTTCAGCGTCGGTCTGAACCCACCAGGCTTTGCTAGAGGACAGACGTGTAACCACGTGTGTACCTTTAGGCAACATGCCTGTTGATTTGATAGGGTTCAAATCGTTGTCAGCTGTACCAGAACGGAGTACAGATTTGAGGATAACCTCAGCCTGGAACTCGAGTGCTGGTGGAACAACTAATTGTTCAGCCTTGAGACGAATACGCTTACCATTGTTGTCAATAGCGCCGCGGATTTGAATCAACATCTGTTCAACAGAAGTTTGTGACAATGAAGCTGCTGTGGATAACTGGTTTGAGTATGTCAAACCGTTAGCTACAGGGTGAGCTGTATTGATCAATGTAACGCCATCGCCACCAACGTAGCCAGTTGTGAACGCGAAGTTCAACAAGTTAGCACAAAGGGTTTCTTTGGTTTCAATCATAGACTGAGCCAAGTGTTTAGCGAAGGTGCTACCGATACGGATGTGATCGCCGTCTTCCATCAATACTTTGGTCAAGGCATAAGCCAAGCCATAGATTTGGTAGATGAAACGGGTGATGTACAATGTACCACCTTGGTCATAGCTGACAGGAGTACCGTCAGGCATGGCAGGTGCAGCATTCATACCGAAGAGCATTACTTCTTCGTGATAGTTACGTGGAATACCTTGGATCTGTTCTACAAATCCTTTCCACTCGTCGGCGCGTTGTTCATACACACCATCAAAGACTTCGTTGATAATCGGTTCGACTACCGCACGAAAGTCGGTACTACGCATTGGGGTTGCCATTTGCTATTTCCTTTCGTTAATTAGATCGAGACCGAAGCGGCTGCAAACATGTTGTTTGCGATCTGTACTTGAACAATCGTGTATGTATCACCCCAAGCATTGTTGCTGCCTGCTGGGTATGCTACTTCACGGCCTAATCCAACAACACGTACTTGACCTTGTGCACCAGCTGCAACAGGAGTTGCCAAGAGAGCTGTAGTAGAGAAGCCTGCGCCACCTACACCAATAGCTGTACCATCAGTTACGAGGGAGCCGGCGGTTGTGTCAAAGTTGTATTGTGTACCAATAGCTGCAGTTGTTACTGAACCATTAGCTTGGATCTCATAAACCAACTGAGGATCAGCAAAGATCCAGAAGATGATCTGTGTAGACGCATCCAAAGTTGTCTTCAGAGCATACTTAGCTACTGAACGACGACCATCGGAGTTTGTGTACTCTACGCCATCAAACACGCCATAAACACGGCTGATTGAAGTTGTAGATGCTGCTTGTGCTGCTACGGTTAATTGACCTGAAGCTGTCAATGCTACTGGTGTGTACTGGTAGAACGCAACTTGCGCGCCAGACAACGAGTAGGGAGCTGTGTAAGTCGTACCGGGATTGTATGTGTTAGTGCCAACGAATGGCACTGCACGATCAAGACCGCTAGGATGATACACTGGCTTCAGACCAAAGGGTTTAAATGTTGTGGACATTTATATTATTTCCTTTGTTATTTTTGAAGAATGTTATTGGAAACGAATGTTTTTGTTATTCGCTTTTGCAGTATCTTTTTCCATCTCCAAAAGACCGCCCTCAAGAACTGAACGTCCACCTTTATTACCTTGCGCTGTGTCGCGAACCTGCGCTGTAATATTGCGTTGATGTTCAAGCGGATCTTCCAAATGGAGCATCCGCATTACTTCTTGATAGATATCCTCTGGTAACTTAAAAAGTACCATTTCGTTACAACTAACACAGCCTTCAAACTTGCCGGAGCTCATTTTGCCTAGTCCTTCAAAGCCTTTTCCGAGATCGGAGGCTTTAACTGGCTCATAACCCAACGCCATACGTTTGTCGATACTGTCGTAAGTGTTGGTTGTTGACAACCAACATAAGTGCATTCCAGGAATAATGCCACCTGGAAGATCTGGCAACGCACTATTTGCCCACTTGTCTCTAAACGCATCAAGGCGTTCACGACGTGCAATGTCATCAGGAGCGGCCGTTGTAGCGCGCTCGGTTACTTCTTGTGCTCTGTCGGCCATGCGGTCGTCTAAGTCACGTTTAATTCTTGTATTTGCCATGATAATTATTCCTTATTAGCGCGGTCATACGTGGCGTATGCGCGGATCATTTTATTTCGTTTAGTTACATCGTCCCACGAACCAGCGTCTTTAATGGCCTGTACACGCTCACGGCTTAGTGTGATTGTTCCTGGCTTAACGCTTGATTCATTTGCTACTCGGCTGGAGGCTGTTGGGCCCGCTGAGCGCTTTGCTTGCTTTCCACCTTGCGATGTATAGCGGTGTGGTAAACGTGCGGATAAACGACTATCTAACTCATCCCAGTACTCAGGGTCACTTGGATCCCATCCGTCTGTGGCGAGTTCTTGATCTATTACCTTGGCAATTCTACTATCTGTATCTCGAGCTTGCGGATCGTACCAGTTGTTCTTTTTAAGCCACTTTGTTGCATTGGCTTGAACCTCTGTACTGATCTCGTTAGGCACATTTTGTTTAGGTGTCTTTGCCTGCTCGAGTTGTTGTTTTTTGTAGTACTGTACTTGTTGCAGACGCTGTTTGGCATCTGTCAATTGCTCCAAGTACTCTACCTGACCTGCCGCGTCGCCGTTTTGAGCCGCCTGCAACATCTTCATTTTTGCATATTCAACGCGGGTGGCTTCATCTTCCACCTGTTTGTCGATTTGTGCGAACTGATATGATGCCGCGGTGCTCTCTACAGCAGCCAAACGTCGAGCAAGCTCTTCATTTCGGCGTTCAAGCGTTGTAATCTTGTTTTTAGAGGTAAGATCGCGCTGTCTCTTTAAATCTTTCTTAAGTCTGCGCTCTTCACGACGTGCCTCACGGATTTTTTCGCGTTCTTCATCAGATTCGGCACCTTCGTCGTCATCTGCATCTTCTTCTGCGTTATCCTGAGCATCTTCGTCATGCTCTTCTTCTTCTTTTTTGTCTTTTTTTGGTTTTTTGGTTTCTTCGTCCTCAATTTCTTCAGGAAAATCTACCTTTGCAAGGAATGAACCATCCTCGCGTTCCTTAATAGGAACATCTTTTTCATTTTCTGCCATACATACTTTCTTTTTTACAAAAGTTAATCAACAAACGCCTTCATTTTCTGTGCGTATTCAAAAGATCGAATACGAGAAATGATTTCACGGGCCTGTAAGGTAATGAACACCACGGGTGCTCCCTCATCTCCTGCGTCAACCACAAATCGGTCACCGCCGTACTTAATTGTACGTACCAAGTCGCCTTCTTTACACCAAGGACCTTCAATCCAGGGGGTTAAGTCGTCTAGGTTTCGGTATGCCAAAGGTCCAACCTGGACAACCTTAGCTACAGTCTCATTAAATTTAATCGTTTGTGTGGTCTCATCTACAAAAATGATCCCGCCTTTACTTGCTGTTTTAGGGCGTCTTAGTTGAACTAAAACTCTATCTCCAGCTACTTCAGTTCCATGCTCTACAACCGGGAAACATTCTTCTTCGGATCTAGTATCTGGTTCTTCTTTTGCTCTAACATCAAATGCTGCCATTCGGCTGCCTCCTATAACCTTTACAGGTCGTCTTCGTCTTCCGTCAAAATCTCGTTAATAATGTTCAGTATCTCTGAAAAACCTTCATGTCTTCCAACTAGGCGTTGGTAATCCTCAAAGGAGTTTACATTATTTCCAGCGGTGACGGCTTCCGCTATTTTCTTTTGTTCGTCTCTCGTACGAGAGATAATTTCACTAATAAAGTCTTTCATACTTATATTAATGCAAATAGGGCAGTATTCCGCCCCAATTTATATTAATAAAAGTTACCTGTCTTAACTTCTTTTAAATTTTTGTCTGGTCCAACTTTGCTGGAACGAACTTTGTTTTGATTAAGTACTGCGTTGTTAGCACGTTTAGAACCTGAGGTTCCTGTGTCTACTTTAGCTGCTGGACCGCCGCCAGAACTTTGAGTTCCAGTCATTTTGTATGTTTTACGGAAGCCTAATTCGCCGCCGTCTTGTGGGTTTTTTGCCATTATTGTGCTCCTGGTGTGGTAGTTGGTTGTGGTGCTGATGCTTGTTGTTCTAATGCCTGTTGATGCTGTTGATCATTTTGTTGCAGTTGTTGACCGTGTTGTTGCGCAGCCAATGCAGCTTTTTGCTGTGCATCAGCCTGTTGTTTAACTTGATTTGCCTGTACCTCAAATGCCTGCTGCTGTACTGTTAGTCCATGCTGGCGTATGTCCTGATCCGATGCAGCAATGGCCTGCATTGCGGATTGGTTTTGCTCATGGTCTAGTTGGGCCTGTTGTTGATCCATCTGAGCACCGGCTGATATCATAGCAATACGCTCTTTTGCGGCGTTATTGATGTTTGCCATTGCAATATCTGTGGCGTTGCGTTGGTTATCAATGTTCGTCTGTGTGGAGTACTTAGCCTGTAACTCTTGAACCTGTTGTTGAAGTCTTGCAACCTCAAGCTGGTAGTTCTGTTGGTCCTGTTGCATCTCCAGCTGCATCTTAGCCTGTGACTCTTGTGTCTTGCGCTGGGTCTCAGCCATTTGAGTCTTAAGAATAACCTGTGCTGTTGGGTCTGAATTAGCGGCTTGTTGTTGCTGAGCCTGTTGGGCCTGTTGAACTTTTTGGGCCAAGGTTGAAATTCTTTGTGAAAATTCAGACATATTTTCTTTAGCATCCTGATCTACCATGTGCGACGCCAATGCTAAGGCCTGTTGTGACTCTATGTCTAGGGCGTTTTCTTGATGTAGATTAAGTGTATCTTTACCGCCTGATGCTTGTGCTACGTATGATCGCATTGACTGGAGGTAGTGCAGTGTTAAATGCTGCTTGATATGGTCGAGTGCATGTGGAGCAAATACTGGCCCAATGACTGGGCTTCCACCATACGCTGGATTTTCTGCATACTCTAGGTGGACCTTAATGTGTGAGATGTGGTCTTGGTCTGGGTAGGCCGCGGCTGGTCGTCCCATTGTCATGGAGACATTCTCAAGCGCTGGGTTAGACTCAGAGGCACCTAACGGATTTGGCAGTACTTCCTCTACTGATGGAATCTTTAGCTGGTGTAGTACGCGGCGGTACACGGCACGGATATCAAACATCCCCGGAGGCGCGGAAGAGGCCATCTGTAAGAGTGCCTGGTTCTGCGCAACACGTTGTGATTCGGAGAATATGTTAGGGTCAGATACTGGACGTACATCAGAGTTGTACGCAAAGTCACGTACCTTAATCTCTGTTCCGGACTGGTTGTCCATCTCATCTAGGTACCAGTGGTTGATACGTGAGATGATGGCAAGAGATTTAGCCTGTGAGCGATGCAGACGGGCATGAATAGAGGAGAATACCTTGGCACCCTGCTCAATAAGCGCCTGGGTTGTGCCAACGGGCATGTTGTTGTTTGCTTCGCCAATTTTTTCTTCGGCGGTAGTTACTACACCTTTAGCTGCGTCTGTTAAAAAACCTAATAAGTTAAACAGTACAGAAGACGGTTGGTTAAACGGCATCGGCATCGCGATCTTACGTACATCATCAACACCAGGTGCGCCTTCAATCTCTACAACTTGCGTTGGCTCGATTCTATCAGACTGTCCACCAATTCTTCCACCTTTGAGCTTAAGTAGCGTCTGGCTGTTGTTGATGTGCGCAGCGTCAAGTAAAGCACGCAGAGCGCCGGTAAGAGCAGCAGATAGCCCACCAATAAGCTGAGGCAGTCCAATGGCGTAAGCTCCACGCCAAGGAATAAATTTAAACTCGACAAACCAGTCCAGTTTTTCCAGTTTTTCATCGTTACATTCCCAGTTGCGGTAGAGTGCTAATACTTTGGATGTTGTCTCATCAATAGTTAGGATGTACGGGGCGCGTCGGCCTTCTGTTTCTGTATCGTCATCTAAACGCATGAAACAGGTTACTTCATAAATACGGCGTAGACCATCAATGTTTTTAGATGGCTCTTCTTTGCCCTCGATCTTATTGTTAGCCTCTTGTGAGCGAGTCTGTTCTGTTAACGGGGCATCTGATGTATAGTCTGAGTCAATATCAATGTAGATACCTGCCTCGATACGTTGTAAGAATGTATCCTCTGTAATGTCTTGTACTTCAGTTACACGTTGCGCTGTGTAAAAGTTTGTAGATGAATACGGAAGGAGTATATTGTCAATTGGGACCCACTCACATGTTGGTCTTGCTTGCTCGGCGTCATAGCGCCATTTAAGGAACTGAGAACCGCCTAGTGGGAGTTGGGTCAGCAACTGCTCCATTTCGTCGCGGAACTCAGGTATTTGTTCTGTGAGCTGCCAGTTCATAAATTCTACTTTACGATTAGCAACTTCTTCTTTTGTTCTGTCGGCTGTGCCCTTGATGTTTGATTTAACAATTCCATCGGGTGGCAATAATTCTTTTGACGATGATGCACCAAAATCTACGCAGCTTTCTGCCATGACTGGGTGCACAACCTTAGAGGCACCATCAAATGTGGCACCACCGGGTGCGTCTTTACCGAGACCAGTGCGGCGAAGACCCTCTTCGTATTGTTTGTCTCGTTGCTTACGTGACTCCCGGTCAACGTCAATGTAGTCTAAATATTCATTAGCAAGTTCGTTTAAATCGTCTTGGTCAAATACACCGGCTAAGTTTGCATAAAATTCTGGGGAGTCTTTTGGACTAGATTTTGGCATGAAGTTTACAATAACCGAGCCATCATCATTTTCAATGACCTCTTGCTCAACTTCGTCTTCGTCTAATCCAAGGGCGTCCTCAAATTCTTCCATCTCGATGTCTTGGTCTTTGGCGTCATGGATTTCATCTTCCCGGTCCTGCATAGGTAGATTGTTGCCTGCTTGAATCGGAAGTTTTGGATTTGCCATGTTTATTGGTTTTGTTCTATTGATTTCATCCAGTCTGCTACAGCCTGGATTTCATTGAAGGAAGCATTGCTTTTAATTGTATTTGCTTTAAAGGATATCCAAGCCACATTACCTTTAATATACCCCAATTTGGGATTAAATTTATCTAAAGACGGAGAGTTATCTGTGGCCTTACCATTTCTTTCAGTCCAAGATAATGTTATCCCTAAAACGGGGCAAATATCTTGAGCAAGACTAAATGCGTATTCGGAGTCTATTTCAAACACAACATTTTGTTTTTTAGATTCTGCGCGTCTTTGGTTTATTATTCTGTTTACATGCCCGCGTTTATCTTTCATTTTAGCATCTTTTTTAAAATTTGTTTGTTTATTTTTACAAATTCTACACCAAGAAGCTAATCCATCTTTTGTATGCTTATGTTTTCCAAAGTTGTCGGATAATAAATCACATTTTGTACATTGTTTCATTTTAACTCCCGTAAGTTGAATAGTTGGAAGCTAGTTTAGGTACGGGCCTAAACGGGCGCTGCAGGCGCTTTTTACTTCCTATTCATATTAATGCAAAAAATGAGGTAAATACGCCCCATTTATTAAAATTATTGTGAATAAGGGTTAGAAAACTTTCTAGCAGATATGTCATCTGAATAATCATAGTCGCGAGCAGGAAGGAAATCTAATTGAATCCAACCAGAATCCCTTAATATTCTCAAGGCTTGGGAAAGACTATCAACATAGTCGTCATGGCCTCCGGCTTCTGGAAATGAGCACACTTGGCGAAGAAATCGCTTAGCCCACTCGGCAAAGTCACCTTTGATTTTAGAATCTTCTGGTATGTAAACCTTTCCCTTGGCAACGAGGGGCGCGACAATGTTAAGTCTTTGAACCTTATCAGCACGTTGTGGATTGTAGCCCCTTACAGGCACCCCGGAGCCCTGCAGTTCCTGGATGAGGGATATACCTGCGCTCTTGTCCTCCATGAGTATCAGGTCGGCTTTACGGCCCTTAGCGAAGGTGTTATCAGATCCGTACACAACTTCTTTGAAGTCATCAATTACTTTACGTCGTAGTTGTGGGTACGCAAGGTGTTGGTCCCATGCGTCCAGTAAAATAATGGATGTCCCCTTGTCTTCTTGTTCAAAAATTCCCCATACGGTACATGCGGTGGGGTCATTCATTGTTTTTTCGGATGTTGCTGGGTCATAGGAGGCAATGACGTACTCTAGCTCGGGGGTTGGTTTGTCTGCGGGCCACATCTTAAACATTTTACGTTTGATGATACCCGTTGCTTCGGGGTCAAGGATCTGTCCATAGATCTCCTGCCTTCCAATATCTGTTCCCTCATACGTCTCTAGCTGCTTGAAGAATGTCTCTGATAGGTTGTCCCGGTTGTCGTATGATGAGGCATTGACGACGTAGACATCCCCTCCGACCTTACCCTCGTTGAGGTCAACGATGAGCTCTTTAGGTTTTGGGGTGGTGGTAATAATTTGCTGCACCCTGGGGATTCTGGGGTCTTTGAGTCGGAGGGTAAACTGGACGCCGTCGTAGGCTTGGTCAAGGTAGTCAAAGGCGCAGAGCTCGTCAAACCAGGCGCCATGGAACTGCTTGCCGCGGTAGCGCTCCGGCTCGGAGGCGGGGATGCCTTGAATGATGGATCCGTTGGTGAGGGTGATCTCAAACAGGGATTTGTTGTAGTCTTTGATGAGGCTGGCGGGGATGATGTTGAGGAGTCCTGAGTCTCCCTCGAAGCAGGTAGCCCGAATATCATTTGAAGTGGGTGCCGTGACAAGCCAGCGGGTTCCGCTGTACTTCCAAGCACGAATACCAATCCAATGACTAGCAGTGTGTGTCTTGCCAGAGCCGCGGCCGGCAAGCATAAGGAATGTATCATACTCTCCATCTTCTGGTTCTTTTTGGTGTGGTAGTGCCTGCAGGGACCATTTGACTTGCCACAGTGTGGAGTCTAGCTGTTGCTTGGGCCAGTGTTTATGGGCATCTGCGAATTTACTTAACGTAACTTCTTGTTTTTGTGTTAAAGACATGATATAAAACCTTCCCCGACTAAGAAGCTCTTATCAGCCCCCTCGGTTTCTATATGAACACACAGCTGTGGCTCAATTTGTTTAATGTGTTCAATGTACCGCCGGGCCTGATGGACTTTTATTTTTGGTGAGACCTGGTGGTCCATAAGCTGCAAACGGCTACGAAATGAGAACACATACTCGTTGTTATCTTCCCTGTAGTACATTGATGTTTTAATTCCAAGGGATTCTACAAGCCCCTGTATCTGCCGTATAAGTTGATAACTTTTTAGGGTAATGGTAAACCTATCGTTTTTTAAGTTGTACCATCCTCTTTTGGCGTACAGTATACCAGAGAGCAGATCAATTCTTTGATCCATAGATCCTAGTAGGTAGTTATCTGGGATGTTGGTTGGTATTTTACCAATCAGCTGCATTTCAACTCTAGGCTCGGTACTATAGACCATGCGATGGGTTTTATGACAACGCTGCTGGGTTATCAGGTACCCCCGGTCTTTTAATTTTTGAGGTATTATGTCTTTATATGCCTTAGGGGATCTGATATGGTTTGTGGCATTTTTGTTTATAAACCAGTACCCAAATACGAATGGGGGTACTGGTAGGTCCTGGTGTGGTAAAGCTAAGGGTTTAGTAGACGGGATGGAGTATGCTAGTTCCTTGTCTTTTATTTTTAAAGATGTGCTTTGTAAAGCCTCGATACTCATAGGTCTTAATGGTCTTCGAAATTTAAAGAAGCCCTTATAGGTTTGTAACCTATTTCGGTATTTTAAGTTTTCTGTGGGAAATGCCAGGTTTTTGTCGCCTGAGATAGTCAGCCCGTCAGATAGGGTGACCCTGTAGCAATCCTGGGTGTGGTACTGCTGGACCAGTGTAACCTTAGTAGGTTTTCCGTTGTGGTCAAACAGGTAGTCACCAACCTCAATCTTGTAGGCTGGCTTCCAGTAGTTATAAGTTAAGACTTTTTCTGTTGCTAAAATCGCCATGGAAGTTTTCTCGGACCCAGTGGTCCAGCCAGGGCCCTAACGGCCCCCGAATATTATCTTGGATTTTAAATGGCAGCTTGGCTATGTTCATTATTTCCTTGGTGCAGTTTAGCCTAAACTGGATGTACTTTGCCGTCTCGTTGTCCAGTATATCCACTGGCACATCCACTGAGTCAAAGTTGTACAGGTCACATACCAGTATCCGCAAGCCTTTAAACTCACCGGCGGCGTTCTCTAACGCGCCTTGGATTTGGTATACATACTTATCTGTCATACTTATATTAATGCAAATAAATAGGTAAAGCGCCTCACCACGGGAAAAAATAGCTTGACTCTGTCCCCTTTTGTATGGGTAGTACTAGAAGCGCGCTGTTTTCCAGGTTACCCCCACCACTACGTTTATTATTTTAAAAAATTTTAAAAATGATAAAGTAAGGGGTACTACCCATACTACCCTGACAAATGACTACTTTTAGTTATATAGAAATAAGTCTATATATCATTATTCGTATATAGAATGTATTTTTCAAAAAAAAAATTTAGAAAAACGGGTTTTTGCATGGAATTATACAAAACTCATGGTCTATGGGGCCCCCGCCGGCCGGTCAGTCCACGGGACCCAAATTGGGGTATGTGGTATATAAACAACACCCCACCAAGGAAAGCATGCTTGAACGTGACACATTGGCACATAGCCCCGCGCCCTGCCGAGCAGAGTAGCCCACACAGTCTATGCACCACATTGGTGCACTAAGTAAGTGAGTACTCACTGGGGCGCACCACATTGGTGCATGATGTAAGTAAGCACTCACTCCACATAGCCTCGCGCCCAAACGTTTCACATTGTGGTATGCTATCTCACAATGTGAAACGCAGACCAGCGCACCAATGTGGTGCATGATGTTAGTGGCTACTAACTTAAGTGGCACTAAGGGTATGTACCTATTGACGGATAGGAGGCACGAGAAGGGCTCTGTGGGTCGAGTGGCTATGAGGTGAGGGGGTAGCCTAGGGTGTGCACTGATCGCTTGCCTACCATATACTATAAAGGCTCACAGGGCACGCGTACGCGAGGAGGCAGACTGGTGGGTGGACGAGTGTTGGCTATTAGTCACTGTGTAACCCATCCCACTATCTACCACATAACCCCACAGTTTAGTCAAGTATTAGTATCACCATCTAAGCCAATAGATATAAGGCATACAAACTATTTGCATTTAGTTGTTGCCATTCCATTGCAAGGTCGTTATATTAGATACATAGGAAGTGCAGTGGCTAATCCACTTAAGAGCCGACTAAGTACCAAGCTCTCTAATCATGTGGCAGATCAGGTGCATAGGTGCCTGTGCTCTCAGCCTAGACAGTGGCAAGGGGAGCTAAAGAAGTACCGACGGCGCTAAGTAATCGCAACAGTCGGACGATAGTAGTGCTCAGAGCTCATTACAATGTAGTGAGCTCGAGGCAGTACTAACCATATACAATAAGGACTATATGTACACAATCAACATCGGACTTAATAACCCGTTTATCGGCAATACTAACAGTGTGGACAAGACCTTAGAAGTCGCGCTGGTATTTGTGCAGGACATCGTTGCACTGCGTGTTTCTTATGATCGCGACGAGCCTACAGTCATCATCCAGTACATCAGCCACAAGGGCTCGCTGGCCGTGCTGGCAACGGCACTGGATCAGGACTGCGTGGCAGTGTTTGACCATGAGCTCGGTAAGGGCTCGCTGATCGGCGACAAGGCAGAGCAGTGGGGCGAGTTTAACCCCGAGTATTTCCAGTTTATCTGACAGGTCGAAACCACGTTGACGTGGTCTATACTTTTATAGTATACTGATGAGACCATCACATAAAGGACTACCATGACAGATTTTTTAATTGCGTTGTTAGTAATTATTCCAGTATTACTTGCATTCACCACTTCAAAATAAGGAGTAGCTATGAGCCAAGAAAGAGGTTTGTTGTACTTAACTACGAAATCATTTACAAGGACTAACATTATGAATACAGATAAAGCAATCGCCAAGTACGGCAGTATGAATTATGAATCCTTGTATCACGACTTTATTGCATACCGGCACCCTGAGTGCTACGGCAACGAAGACAGAATGTTTAATAACTGGGAGCGAGGCTTTGCCTTTGATGAGTTTGCCGAGTTCTTAGACTTAACTTTAGATCAATTATTGGAGGCAGTATGAAAACTTTTTTAGATGTCCCAGTTTTTACTTTTTTCTATACGACTGATGGTCAAAGGTGGTTTAAAAGATCGACCAAAACGGCTCAATCTGCTCCTTTAAACAGTGACGAAAAAACACCTAGTTTATATTTCAAAACAAACACGGAGGTAGTATGAAACGCAACCACAGACTGGCATTTAACGCACTCAAAAAGATCGGCGCTCCAGTGTACGAGCGCAGTGACATCGAGAATTTTCAGATCAGCGCCGAGGGTATTTACGACTACTACGACCGCGACACAGTGTGGGCTGACTACTACGACGGCTATCGGATACTGGACTGGGAGTTTGGCATCAACCCACTGATCACCAACACCCTGCGCCGGTATGGACTGCACGCAGAGTGGATCAATGCCGGCGAGATCGGCGTATATGATTGACAATGACCGGTAAAGGTCGTTATAATGGATGGACTAACACAAGAGGAGCAACACCATGGCAAGATCACTTAATTCAATATGCAGGGCACGCGACGAGGCGCGCTATGTATCACGCACTTGGGGACGTACACCAACAACGCCCGATGTATCATACCCAATCCAGTACACTAAGCCGGTGGAGTCACCTGATGACATCATCGGGGTGTGCAAACCAAACCCAAACACACTGAGCGGTATGGGCATCGTGTACATGACACGTCGCCAGTACGAAGAGGAGAAGGCATAATGACTAAGAGATACGAGGTACAACACTACACGCTATGCGACGGCTGGATCAATACGTGGTCAGACTATGACGAGGACGGCAACGAGACACCTAGCACGTACGATAGCTTTGAGGATGCGTTAAACGAGCTCGATAGCTTTTTGGACGACGAGCAAGAGGCATTCGAGGAGGGCAACATTGAGAGCCCATACGACAGAGACGAGTTTAGAATAGTGGAGGTAGAGCATGAGCACAATTAACCACCTGTGGCGTGCCGTACAGATACTACGTGACGCCTACGAGGATGAGATCCAAGATACGCTAGAAAGAGAAGGGCAGTGGACTTGGAACCTAAAGAACTGGACTATCCAATTTTATGAAGAGGATAATTATAAAAGCATCACTGCCTACAGGGCTAAGGACGAGCTCACAGACTGGAGCGACTACATAGCACTGGAGCAATTTACAAGAAAATGGGAGAAGATAGCATGACAACATACACAATCAAACTCGAGGTACGGCTGGACGACGACGGCTACTTGCTTAAGTCACCATGGATATACGAGGCTATCCAAGAGCAGTTACAGGACGGCGAGGCGATTCTTGAGTATGATGTACACCAAGTAGAGGAGACAGAATAATGGGTGCACTGTACGACTTACTACTAGCAGACCAGTACCGCACGACCATCTACGCGCATGATGAGAATGATGCGTGGGAGATCGCCAATAGGTGGTACAACAACCCCGAGCAGGCCAAGATTAAACTACATGAGGAGCAGGTATGAACAAGTATATCGAAGAGCTATTGACCGAGATGCTATTTGATTTTAATGACTTAGCGCTGGGCAATACATACAAGGACGTAGGCTACGACACCAAGAAAGAGTTTTTTGAAGAGATGAGCAATAAAGTAAATGAGCTATATTCTAGGCTATCAACCGAGGAGGCAGTATGAAGACATTTAACATGATTGAAATTGCCGTAGAGGTAGCACATCAATTACCTGATAATGAAAGCCATAGCGATGTACCGCGTGCAGAGTATCGCCATGAGGTAACAGAGATTGCCTTGGATATTATTAACTCAGGTATCATTGATAAAGACAGCGAAGACATTGATGAGATTATTGCAAACTATTTAGAAGAAAGAGGTTTAATATGACATTCACAATCAAAGACATCAACAACATCGAGACAGACGACAGTGTGGACGAGGGGGAGTACTACACATCCATCCAGCGCGCCATTAACTCGGGCATGTGGGGATTACAGGGATCATATGGTCGCACCATGATGCAGGCTATCAGTGACGGCAAGTGCCTCTTAGGACTCAAAGACGCTAAGGACTACTGGGGCAACACCATCCCATCGCGCCTGCACGTCAAGGAGGGCACCAAGGGCTCTTGGGAGTATGTCAAGGAGCGAAGTGGTAAGGACTGGGCAACCAACATGGCGGGAGTGAAATAATGACTACGTATTATTTTGGTGACATCGAGTTTGGTCGGTTTAGCATAGAGGGCAGTAAGGACTCTAGCCCACTAGCCATAATTCACAACATCAACGAGGCGAAGGACTTTGATACCCCACAAGAGGCGTGGGACTATTGGACAGGCAGTGGCAGTGAGTCTTACGTATCGCTTGACGCGGTGGACGAAGATAATGTACAATACACACTTACATTCAAACAACATAGGGGGTAGCATGAACAACATCATTGATCAATACGGCATCATTAGCCAACGCATTGCAGAGTTAGAGGAGACCAAGAGCAAACTCAAGGCAGAGATTCTAGCCCGAGGTGTGGGTGTCTATGACGGACAAGCATTCTTTGCCGAGGTAGCAGAGTACGACCGAGAGAACATCAGCGCGCCATTGGTGCGTAAGTTTGGTGGCTTGGACTTTGTCAAACAGGTGACAACCACACAACATATTAAGGCAGTAACAGTTAAACCATTGGAGGCATGATGAATACTACAGACAAACGGACATTTGAGTTTAACAAACGGGTATTTGAGTTTATGGTATCACTCTCAACCAACCCAGCCATATTTGCAGACTGGCAAGATTATGATTTGGAATTAGGTAGCTATGGCGATCACATCAAGGCATTAGCAGAAGAATTAACAGACAAATACTTGGAGAATACATAATGCACGGACTTAAACAGATTGTACAAATGAACAAAGAGCAGGAAGAATTCATCGAGCATATTCTTAATCAGCCACGGCCTGAGATCAATTTGCTCAAGGTGTGGCAGGAGTGGCAAGAGGAGAGCAACCAAAAGCAGAGAGAGTACAACAATGAGCCAGTATCGTTACCTATTATTGGATGAGTTTGGAGGGGCTTGCAGGAAGTTTGTTTCTAGACTTGAGGCTACCCCCTACCTAACCAGTGGCATGGTCTTAAAGGCACTGCCACGCCAGCCCAAAGCCAATCCATACGAGATGGCTACACTACTACTTAAAGAGGCACTAATTTGAAGATATTTGGATTCTTAATGATTATATTCGCGTGGGCGGAGCTCGATAAGAGCTTTCAATTCTCAGAGCTTATTTGGCTTATCTTGGGTATTGCCATTGTGATGTACGAGGAGATACTAGCGCGTGTTGAGATTTTGTTTAGGAGAAACCACAATGAGTGACAACAACGACATCAAGTCAGACTACCTGCAAGAGCTCTTACGCATGGATATCTCTAAGCTACCAATGGAGTACGAGCACGAGCTCGGGCGTCGTATTGCCAAGGGTGACGAGGAGGCGTTCAATGAGCTGGTGACGCACAACCTCAGACTGGTGCCGTACATGGTATCCTCCAAGATGACGGCGTGGCACCACGGCAAGACACCGCTCGAGGACTTGATTGGCATGGGCAACGAGGCGTTACTATTAGCGGCACGTAGCTGGAAACCAACCAAGAGCGTACGATTCTCTAGCTACGCCTGCGCATTTATCAGGCGGTTTGTACTGCGTGAGCTCAACAACACCTCAAACATTATCCGACTGCCGGTCAACATCATGCTGAACATCAAGAAGATGAAGTACGAGGAGCGTGTACTGTCTCAGTTACTGGGACGTGAGCCAACAGTGACCGAGCTATCTGCCATACTTGACATCAGTGTATCAAGGGTGCACCAGCTTAGGGGGTACATCAGCCGTGAGCCAGTATCATTGGACTCACTTGAAAATGAGAAGTTCTTAGAAGAAAATGAGGAGTAATATGACACACCTATCAACCGAGCAGACCAAGGTGTACAACCGCTTTATAAGGGCGCGCAACAAGCTACGTGGCACGCCATGGGTACGGCAGGCAGACGTGGTATGTACAGTCGACATAGAGGGCATGAACCATCCCCTGTTTGAGCCTAATGATGACTTCCTAGAGTACAAGGAGGCCTCACTGGCGTGGTGGACAGTAGAGCCACGATACCGAGACGAGGAGCGTATGCGCTCCAGCCGTGGGGACTATGGGTCGCCCGATAACTGGGAAGAGAAACAATTAACCAAGGAGCAACTATGAAACAAGAAGTAATACCAACCGATATCTACCAAGATGGTGACCTTATTGGCATCGAGTTTAACAATCTAGAGGGGGAGTTTGTCTTAGTGGCAGAGTGGGATCCGACAGATGAGCAGACCAATGAAAACCGAGTGGCCTTCCGGAAGTGGGCGTATAACTTCCTAAATGACAACTTAAACTATCAGGTGAAACTATGAACATGTTTATCAAAATCTTATTGCTTGTTACCGCCGTTTACTTCCTAGGGCACATTGCCTATGCACTGGCAGACACAGTGGTATTCACCCCTGACGGCAGGGTAGTGACCTGCATGCCAGCCCCAAACGGGACTGTGTTCTGCCTCTAACTTTATTTTAATCCATTGGGGCGGAATTTTTGATTGTATGGGTAGTATGGGTAGTACGGGTATAAACGCACTTTACCCACTACTACGTTTTTATTTTTTTAAAAATATTAAAAATGATAAAGTAAGGGGTACTACCCATACTACCCATACAAATCTAGTGGTTGACCACTGGAAAAACACTACATCTAGTAGTTAGGGTTTACCCTAATAGGGTTTACCCTAATACAATTTACACCATATTTCACATTATGAAACCACAAATACCCTAGTTTTTGCATTTATATAGGTAAGAAGAAAGGAACTATGAAGCCAACAACATTACCCGTCCTGACACACAATATCCCCACCACACTCAAAAAGGTGCCGAGGTGGGTGATGTGGTCGTTCGTGGAGGTAGGCGAGGGAGACAACAAGAGATGGTCAAAAATGCCACTACAGACCAATGGCAGACCGGCCTCATCGACCAACCCCGAGACATGGACAGACTTCCTTGCGGTTGAGGAGGCATACACGACAGATAAGTTCTCAGGTATTGGGTTTGTCTTCTCAAAGGACGACGACCTAGTGGGCATCGACCTAGATGACTGCTACGACCACACCATTGAGGGATTCACCAATCAGGCAATGCAGGATCTAGCCAACACAGTCGATGGTTACATGGAGATCAGCCCATCGGGGACAGGGGTAAAGATTTTCACACGCTCCTCCCTGTTTGCATCACACGCAGATCACGCCATTGGGTTTGAGGCATACAGTACCGGACGATTCTTCACAGTCACAGGGCACCACCTATCAGGCACCATACCAACAACACCACAAGACCTGACCTCTGTCATCCCCGAGCGCACACTAAGACACACCGGCGACGCGTTTGGTGACTACACACCACCCGTGGAGGACTGGGATATTAGCCGCGTCGAGACGGAATTACTCACCCAGTTAGACCCGAACTGTGGTTACCATGAGTGGCTTAAGGTCGGCGCCATACTGCACCACCAGTTTGGCGGTGATGTGGAGGCCTGTGAGGCGTGGGATCGCTGGTCAGCAACGGGCTCATCCTACACCTCAACGGGTGACTACTCATGCGAGAACAAGTGGAGGACATTTAAGGGATCGGGTGCCACACTGCGCTCATTGATTTTCCAAGTGAACCAGCGGGTACGCACGCAGGCACTCGCCAAGGGAGACATCATCCTAGACGCTGGCACCATGAACCACGCCCGTACATTCTTAGATAACTATTACTCCTCTGAGGAGGGCTATAAGCTGGTGCACTACGCCGACGACTTTTATATCCACGTAGGCACACACTACGAGGTCATCGAGGAGGCCACCATACGGGCAAGGGTGTACACCTTCCTAGATAAGTGCAAGAAGGCCGGCAAACAGGGCGCTCTCGCACCATTTAACCCATCACCGGCCTCAGTATCGGGCGCGTTAGACGCGGTCAAGTCGATTGTCCACCTACCTAACCACCCAAACACCAAGCCACCCATTTGGTTGGAGGACTACGCACGCACCAAGCCTGAGGCCTCAAAGCTGGTCAGCCTGATGAATGGGTTGTTTCACTTAGAGGACTCGATACTGATACCGCACTCACTGGGTTTCTTTACACAGAACTCGTTGCCCTTTGAGTACAACCCACTAGCCACAAGCCCAACGTGGGAGGCGTTCTTGCAGTCTATATGGCCTGATGACCAAGAGTCTATCGACCTACTGCAGGAGATGTTTGGTTATATCCTGTCGGGTGATACAAGACAGCAGAAGTTTTTTAACGTGATTGGTCCTCGCAGATCCGGCAAGGGGACGATCAACAAGGTGCTAGTGGCACTGCTTGGACAGCACAACACAGTCGCGCCAGAACTAGGAGAACTTTGTGATACTTTTGGCCTGCAACCTTGGCTGGGTAAGCTACTCGCTTCTTTCACAGACGCCCGTGCCCCTGAGCGTAACCGCAGTGCTGTTGTCTCTCAACTCCTTAGAATTGTTGGCGGCGACACTATTACAGTCAATAGAAAGAACAAGGAGAGCTGGAACGGATACCTACCAACGCGATTAGTAATCTACTCCAATGAGGTACTACAGCTAACTGAGAACTCTAACGCGCTTACCGGACGTATGCTGGTGCTTAAGATGACCAAGTCATTCTTTAACAAGGAGGACACAGACCTATCACACAAGCTAGAGCAAGAACTTTCCGGCGTCTTTAACTGGGCAATGGCTGGACTTAAGCGACGCATTGCAAGGGGCGGTCACTTTGTACAGCCTGAGTCAGGTAGGGAGTACTTAGACCTTATGGCTGAGCTGGGCAATCCTATTGGCTCTTTTGTTGAGGACGCATTGATCTTTGAGGCGTCAGCAGTGGTAAGTAAGGATGATGTATTCTCGGCGTACAAGCACTGGGCCCTTAAGAAGTCAATGGCCCCAGGAACCGAGCAGGCATTTAAGAGACGTTTCTTAGCCGCGACACAGGAGAACTGTGTCAAGTCAGACCTGATACGCACCAATGGTGAGAGATCACACGTATACATGGGTGTTAAGTTTAATGACAAGGCACAGAAATATATTGACTCAATAGAAACATTTGATGAAGGAATTTTTTAATGACACAAGACGAACAACTATTTGCCTTTGCAGTGGCCGCCACCATGGGGCTCATTGCACGGGGCGCAACCCCCGCAGAGGTACGCGATACAGCGTGGCAGTACGCACAGTTTGCCCTAGCTGGTAATCCACAGAATGAAACACTTTAACCGACGCAAGTTTATTAAGCGCAACGACTTCACCTCCGTGTTTGGGGGGTTTGGTCGGCGTAGGACACTTGTTACTAGACAAAAATCAATTAGTCTAGTACTGCGCTTTAAGATGCAGCAAATCCGTAGGGCGCATCAAGGCCACCGCAACAAGACATTCGGCATGATACAAGCGCTACGCATTCGCCGTGTATACGGCAGACGTAAATCAACAGCACTGTTTAGGAGATAGTATGACAAAGCACGACGGAGGTAAGGGTGACAAACAAATTACCCCACAAAACAAAGAGCAGTTCAACGCACAGTGGGACGCAATCTTTAAGAAGGAGCCTAAGTTATTAGCCAACCGCATCATCACACCGGACGGCACAGTGATGCAGAGCTAC